GTTTCCTAAGTCCCCGATTACAGACATTTTAGCCACCCCTCCCCGCCTTCGCTTCCTTCAACGTTTTCCTTTCGTGACACTCTTTACACAGCGCTTGCGTGTTCTCTGGTACGTCCTTCCCGCCCTGAGACAGCGGGATAATGTGATCTCTCTCGGTTGCGGCTGTAATCCGTCCGATCTTCAGGCATTCGACACAAAGCGGCTGATCCTCAAACAGTCTCTTTCTTTCCGCTTGCAGCTTTCTTCCCCGGAGTCTTTTTTGATCATAAGTCTTGTGCCACGCCTTGGCCTCGTCTTTGTGCGGTTCGCAATATCCATCTCTTGTCAATTTATTACATCCCGGATGTCTGCATGGTTTGAATGGCTTCTTCATTCCGCAAACAGTCTCGCAATCCAGTAAACGAGTATCAAGGTTATCACGATTTTAAGCATTAATATTATGTCCATAGTTCCCCCTCAGGGTTTAGTTGTTTGCCTCTTTGTGGAGCAAAAAGACTTGTCTGCGCCTTTGTTTGCTCTACCCATTTACTCGCATCGGCATAATAATTTTTCTTGATCTCAAACCCGTATGCCCTTCTCCCCATTTCGATTGCAGCAACAAGCGTTGATCCGCTTCCGGCAACAGGGTCTATGACCACATCCCCCTCGTCCGTAAATATACTTATCAACCGCTTTAGCAGATTAACTGGTTTCTGCGTTGGATGTATTTTCCTTTCGCTTCCCCGCTCCCAATCCATAACGTTAAAGATCATTTTGCCATTGTTATTAAATTTTGGGAGCTTATCTCTGTAAAGCAAAAGGGCATACTCAGCATTGCCCACTATCCGCATGTTTGCCTTCAAAACCTGCGCGGAAAAGTTCTTGCGAAAAACCAAGTTGATATAATTATTTATCCCGTATTGCCGGGCTAAATTGATAAGATAAAATTGCTGCTCAAATTCGCAAAAGACGATCATACACGGAGCTTTCCCCTTTTCCTTCGGCTCTTTTCGCATCATCCTGTTACAAAAGTGCATAAACTCTGCTGGCTTAAAATCTTTATCGGTGTCAAAAAACTCCTTGCCTGCAAGCTCGCTCTGTCCGTTTTTGTTGTCGCCGCCGATATACCAGCTTGGATTTGATCCGTAAGCGTTCTTGCCGACATTGTATGGGATATCGGCTATTACAAGCTGGGCTTTCGGCAGGCCATACACTTTAAAATTCTGAAAGTGGTCGTTAATTAACATTCCCAGCACCTTTTTACTCCTTGCCTCATCACCCCGTTAAAATCCTTCCTCACGCATTCCCGCTGACAGAGTGTGCAGAGATCTGGTATCAGCGGTCCCGGTATCGGTCTTGTATGATCAACGTCTCTGATCTGTGCGTATCTGATCCTTGCCTGACCCTCTCTGTAGTCGGCCCCGCATATCAGATAGCCACATCTCCTTAACTCAATATGCAGCCGAGATAATACGTCTCTCATTTCGTCCGGTATCACCTTCGCGAACTCGTCCCACGGAAGACGGTTTTTGTAAAACTTGGCCAGATGCCCGGCTAATGCCTGATACGTAGGGTGATTGTGTAACATTCCCGGCGCTACTTTTAGCACCGCTGCGAATATCTCCCCCGGTTTACGATTTGTCTTAATCAACGGCCTGCCTTCTAAGAGCTTCGAGGGCTTTCCGGTCCAATTCTCTTTGCTCTGCGTCTGGTTCGTAAGCCGGTATGTTTGAGTTCCCCCGATTTTGCTTGTTAAATCCTGTACTTTGGCTGTTAACATTGTTCTTCTCCCATGTGCGTATTGCGGCCTTCCAGTCTTTCATTTTGTTGCGGCCCACCATCCAACCGTTTGATGTGTAGTGGTCAATAAAGCGTTGTGGATCAACCGAGTTGTTGCGTTCTTTGCAATATGCTTGAATTTCTTGATAATTTGGAGGTATGAATCTTTTACCCCTTTCTTTAATATTTTCTTTTGTAATAGTTTCTTTTGTGGTTAATGTTTTCCTTAACGGTCTATTTCGTTTTTCCTTAACGGTCCGTAAAGGTTTTCCGTAACGGTTAATGTTTTCCTTAACGGTCAGCCAAGTCTGAAAGTCCTTGTTAAACTTATACTTTTTACTTACACCGTTAATGTTTTCCGTAACGGTTAATATTTTCATTAACTGTAGGCGATTGACTACCTGCGAAGCCCTCACCTTTGACATTCCGGTAGCGTCCATAACCTGAGAAAGTGAAATAATATCCTCGGTTTTCCTGAATCCGTATGTCTTGCGGATAACAAACAATGTAACGCGCACTTCTTGCCCAGATAGGTCAAAAGCAATGAGATTCTCTAAAATCTCATTCGCTATTCGTGTGTACCCGTCCTCTATCTGAGGGTTTGCCATCATTCCCCCTTGTTCGCTTCCACAGTGGGAAGCACGTTTATCAAGCGTATTGGTCTATGATCTCGCCCAACCTAACAGGGATGGAAACCCTCTCATAGCATCCCGTCACCGCTTGATTGTAAGGCCGGTCTATAAGGATGATTCGGGAGTAATCCGGCAGCACCGGGCTATCTTCGATCAGCAGCGTTTCATCACCGAGAAACATCATCTTATGCCGTGCTTCATCGACAAAGACCACCGAGGCTTGAGGCAAGTATCGCTTGCACCACTTCGTTGTTCCCCGATACCATTTCGGCGGCTGGTGAGTCAGAATAACGAGGTTCGGCAGGTCTTTGACCACCGGGTAATATTCAGTCGGGGGAGCTGTTTCCAAAATGGAAAGATCTCGATCAACCGTGTCACAGAAGGAAAGGCCGTTGAACTTCTGGGTCCATTCCGCAATGTCGGGACACCAGAAATGCAGGTTACGGATAACGCCGTCTAGGTCGAATAGGAGTGTCATAAATCCCCCCATATCCCGATGTACCCCGCTGCATCGACAAGGTTGTCGGCCTTGTGCTGGTTCGCCTCTCTTGCAATCTTGAACAGCGTCATCATGGCGCAAATGTCGTTAGCGGATAGCACTATGTGTGTGCTTTCCCTTTCACTGAGGTACACGCTCCAATAATCGGCAATGTGCGAAAATGAATCCTCTGGACTGCCGTATTGGTCTTGACGATCCCCGTTAATAACCTGCTTGGCAAGGTCAAGGACTTTGCCCCGCGTCATTATGTCCTCTCGTTTGATTAAGCTCATAGCTTCCCCCATTCATGTTCCAGCCTGTTAAGTTCGTTTTTAAGATGCTGCTTCTCGATCTTCAAATCCTCCACCGTTACCTTGTGCGACGAACCGTCCAACATGATCCACGCTTTCAGGTCGTCAAATCTCTCCTGTCCGATTGCGCCAATAACCAAGTCCCGAAACTCTTCGGGTCTCGTTTTCTCCTTGAAATGACACCCGGAACAGATACAAAGCCCGTTCGATAGGTCATACCGGCCACGCTTGTATGCCCTGCCGATGATATGATGAGCCTGTAAACGGTAATCAGAGCCGCATATCTGGCATTGACGCTGCTTGGTACGGACACAGAGCGACCAGAGCTTTAATATGTCCGTGTCTAGTTTCTTGCGCTCGGTTTTGGTGGATTTAGTCATCTTCGCCCATCCCTAAATGACATTTCAGATATTACAACCACGGCCACCACAATGGCCCAAAACTCCCAATCCGATACGGTAATGCCGCCCATTGCCATCGAAAAACCGAGAAATACCCAACATAAAAGCCATGCGATAAAGGTCATCACACCTCCCCCCTCTCGTTCGCCTCTAAAAACTCTTCAACGCTCATCCCCCGTCGTTCAGCTTCGTCGCGGATCGCACCGGGGAGAATGTCGTTGAGGTAGTCGGGTGGCATTTCGACCCTTATTTCGATGTCGCCTGAGGGCAGTTTGACCGATTTGTTGTTGATGATCCTGCCTTTGTTTGTGACCCTCGTTGCCGTAACCCCAAGTTTTCTCATCCACTGATACAGCCTTGCTGACGGTATGCCCGTTCTCGCTTCAATCTCCGCGTAAGACATCGTTTTTTTAAAGGCTTGAATAGTGGATGCAAATTTGACGGGGTCATCTGTCGGGTCAGCTCCCAGTAGTCTGTGGTAGTCGTAGGCTTTCGGTCTGGACAATACGTAACTCCTTGATTTTTATTGGTATACCAAATGCATACCTATGTATACTGGTGTGGTTTTACTTTCTGACCATCTTCATTTAGACGCATTAATTCACGCTGCACAATCGGTTCAGCGAGGTTGATTAAGTTGTCAGAGCAGTTTGCTATTTTCATGGCTCCTTATATACCACCTGGCACGCCAAAGTGCAAGAAAAAAATATCATAGGTGGTAAAATAGTTCTTGACTTTTTCTTATCACAAGTGGTAAAAAGGAACCCAACAAGGCAACCGGCAGCGACAACGGTACAAGCCCTACTCCGGTAGGCAGCCCGCAGGGATCGGGGGCCGAAAATAGCAGATTGCAGTTCTTTTTAAGGCGGGAGTGTTTGGGGCAAAATAAAGCCGTGGCAGGGAAGCGTCCTTACGCCAGTTGAAAAGTAAAAACGCTGATGGTGGATCCATCGGCCCTACTCCCTCCACAAAAACAAGCCGAGGTAGTCTAGCGGTAAGACAATCGCCCTGTAAGCGATAAGGCGGGAGTTCAAATCTCCCCCTCGGCGCTCCACAAACTCAATGGGCTGCATCGAGGGGGCCGCGTCACTGAGGCGTAGCATGGGGGCGTTAAGGATGGAAAGACTTAGCGAAAAATCCCGTAAAACTCCTAATCAAGAGTCGGGGCGCATCATGCAAGCTAGCGACCTGGACAGCCCACTTATTAACCAAGGAGGACACTCATGCAATACACCTACTCATCTGACACCATCTCCGCCGAGAAGTACTGGGGCGCGTCCGATGAGTGCATAGGGTGTCCTTACGAGTCGGATTGCGAAACGGAATGTAGAAAGGAGGACGCAAGGGAAAGCGAAATAGACCGAAAACTGGACAAGTTGATGGAGGGGCAGGACTAATCCCATCCGGCCCATGGCGTAATAGCACAATATATAGAATCTGTTCGAGGGGTCAGGGATGGCCCCCACTTATAAAAGGAGGTGGAGGATGAATCCGTATAGCACACTAGGCAAGCTCTCATATCAAGATCAGGCCAAACTCAGAGCGATTCGCAAGTGGGATACATTTTGTACCCCCCACCGGATCGACTGGACGCTTACCATCGCCGGTATCGCTGCCGTTATGATGGCATGTTGGGGGGTGATGTAATGACCCTACTCAAAAAAATCAATTATCTGAACGAGCATGCGCAAAACAGCCTGACCATATCGCGCTTTTCAATGGGATGGGAAATCGGGTCATATCAGCCAGGTTCGCCGTTTCTGTCACCGAACAACATTTACCGGCCCACCCTCGAAGGGGCCATCGAAGCGGCAAT